AGGTTATGTATTAAATGATGGTGATTCTGTAGAAAATGAAGCTCTAAATATTGTTTCTTACATAAAATCTAAAGGAATAGAAAAATTAGTTAAATCAGGTCATCCAGTGACCGTTCAAGGTACTGGTTGGAGAGATGTTACTATAGATGAGATAGTTAATAAAATAGAAAGAGGTGGATTTAAAGAGGAAGCTGAATATATAAAGAATGCTTATAAAGATTTTGCTTATGTAGTTCCTCAAACTGTAACAGTTCCCGTAGTTCCTAATATTATAGCTCCTGCAGAAGTTTTAGATATACAAACTAAAGAACCTGCAAAAGCAAGTACTAATATATTATTCACTGTAGCAATTATAGGAGCAGCTTTATTTGCTTTAAGTAAAATTAAAAAATAATGGAAAGTTTAGCACAAAAAAAAGCTAGAGCTAATTTTAAAAAAGCTATAGCATATAGAAAAAAAACTGGATGTAGTTTAAAGGAAGCTTTTGCTCATGTAAGTGGTAAAAAAGTAGTAGCTAAAAAAACTGTAGTAAAAAAACGTTCTTCTTCACCATTAAAGAAAAAGAAAGTAGCAGGATATGTCAAAACTATTAGAAAAGGTAATGCTACAAATGTTTTATATAGCAAAATATTAAAAAGTAAAAAAACAGCTAAACCTGTTCAAAAAACTTTATTTGGTGTAAAAAAGAAAGCAGCTAAAAAACCTAGTGAAAAAAGTATATTAAACAAAATTCACCTGGTTAAAAAAGATGTTGACAAATTAGATGAGGCACAACATAAGCACATGAGCATGGGAAGTGTTAAAAATGATTTACTAAAAAAAATCAAATTTAACATTGATGATGTTACACAATATGAAAACAGAATAAAATCTTTACAAAAAAAGATTCCTAGTTTAGATAAAAATCAAAAAATAATAGCTAGACATTTTATAAAACAATTCAAACTAATAATTTCAGAAATTAAAACAAATACAAAAGAATTAAAAAAACATATTTAATGTATTTCATTCTACCATATACTAAAAAAAAAGCTAAATCATTAAATTTAATAATCAAGCCTAGTATAAAAAAGAATAAAAAAATAGATGTGTTTGATAAAAAAGGTAATTATATAACAAGCATAGGACAGTTAGGATATTTAGATTATGCTTATTATTTATTATGGAAAGGAAAAGAAGAAGCAGATTACAGAAGAAAATTATATAAGTTAAGACACGCAAAAGATAGAATAGTAAAAGGTTCACCTGGTTATTATGCGGACAAAATTTTATGGTAATTTTAAATAAGTAAAATATAAAAAATGAAATACCCCATCATTTATTATTGCGGATTTAGTATAGAAAGAAAAAAGTTTACAAATGGGATTGATACAAAATACTTTTTTTGTGTTGATCTAATTGAACAAAAATTTAACACAATTCAACAAGCTAAAGATTATATTGATTATTTAGCAAAATAAAAAAAAAAAAAATAAAATGGCACGTAGAAAATCACGCATGAAAAAAAGGGTTACCCGCCGCCGTAGACACTCTATGGGTGCAGCTAAAGGTGGGATTATGTCAGCTGTTGGCGTAATTGCTGGAGCTGTAGCAGCTCAGTTTGTAAGTAAAGCAATTAATAAGGCATTACCTGCAACTTATGAAGACAAAACAAAAAAACTAATTGATGGAGCAGCTCCATTAGTAGTGGGTTATTTTTTACCTAAGTTTATTAAATCAGATCTAGGTAAAAATCTAGGAACTGGTATGATAGCTGTAGGTGGTTTAAAATTAGTTCAATCTCAAGCTGGTTCTTCTTTGGCTGGTATGATGGGAATGAATTATTATGCTAACAAGCCAGTAGCTAAAATTGCAGGATATCAAACAGGATCAGGTAATTTTATGGCAGGATACCAAACCCCCCAGGGTAATTATATAGCAGGTATTGCAGCTATGGAAGAAATGGAAAAATGTTAAAAAAAAATATTAATAAAACAATAAACTTATAATTATGTCAAGTGCATCTCAGATGGGTTTGAGGCTTGTTTACGAGAACTCTAAAACCTTAGTTAATCAATTAGGTTATGATACTAGTCATGCCGTAGCTACTCAATCTTATTTACGTTCTGAAGTTCTTTTAACAACTTCAGCAGCTACTTATAGTTTACCTATTTTAGTAAATCAAAATAGTTCTAACACTAACGTAAGATTAAAACTTTTAAATCTTCAGGATTTATTTGTTGTTAGTGAAATTTCATTATTCTTGGTTAGTGGTGCAGCTTCTTCAGGTTCAGCTCAATTTTATGAATACCCAGATCCAACAGTTTTTACAACTGGAGCAGCTCAATTAATGAACGTTTATAATGGTAATATTTCTATCATTGCAAATAATCAGCAGATTCTTCCAGCATGGGATTGTTTAAAGCATTATTTTGTTCCACAAACTCAGAAAGGTGTTGGTATTACAGCACAGACTGTATTCCCTATTAACCAAGTGGATGCAAGTTTTGATACTACTTATCCAGTAGAACCAAATATTGTAATTAATGGAGCTGCTAACTATCAAATTAATTTGAATCTACCTGCTGCTCCAACTACTTTAGATTCTAACACATATGTAGCTGCAATTTTTAGGGGCGTACTTTTACAAAACTGCTCGTCTATAAAATAATTTATTTATATGTTCTTCGTTCACCTTTATTGAGTGAATAACTTTAGCGGGTGTAGGTCAACATCCGCATTTTTTAAAACATTAAATTATAAATTATGAAAGTAACAAGATTTGAAAGTGTGGAAGTTCAGGTCAGTTCTGGCTCAGTTTTAACTAGGTATAACCTCCCAGATCTTCCAAATTTGCGTAATGCCCTCATAGATCGCATTGTTTTTTATACTCCTGGAACAATTACAGCCACTCCCTTGACTGGAAGTACTCCTGTTACTATTGCGGATATGAAAAAAAGTTTTTTAACCCTTTATGAGGGTGATTTACAGTTAATCTATCAAATTCCAATTTTGGAGTTTAATAATATTGTTAATAGTGCTACAGATCCTTATCAAAATGATCCTTTAGATATTAACGGTATTACTATTAGCTGGACTAAAAGTTATATTAGTTTACCATCAGCTTTAAGTACTACTAACGTAGCTTATAGTATTGGTATTTTTTACCATTTTTAAATTTTTGACAAATGGCTATCTCTAGAGCAGAGCTATCAAGTATAGATCAATTACTACATTTTTACGAAAGTGCAGAAGGTGAGAATTATAAAATTTATGCAAAGTTCAACCCTAAAGAAGAATTTGTCAGATATTCATTTAATGGTAGTAAAGAAGAAGGTATTGCTCAGTTAGCAAATGACTTGATGCAGATTAACAAGCCAGATAATTATATGGAATACCTTTTATCAGTTACTGGTAATGTTACAAGAAAAGGACAAAAACCCGATATGTGTAACATTACCTTTCAACTGAATAAAGCTCAGTATTTAGGAGCTGTTAATAACTACCAACAAAATAATCCATCTAGGACAGAAATGTTATTAGAAAAACTAGTAGAACAAAATCAAATGCTAGTTAGTAGAGTTTCAGCATTGGAAGCAGATGAAGATTTAGATGAAGAAGAACCTGAAGAGGGTTTGGAAGGTATTTTAAAAAATCCAGAAGTTCAATCTATGTTAATAGGTGCTATAGGTAAATTTATATCAGGTAATCAAGCAGCTCCAGCAGCTATAGCAGGTATACCAGAAGAACGCCATCACTTTGAATGTATGCAAATAGTAGAGAGCTTGATGGAAAAAGGAGTTACTATAGAACATTTAAGAGCTTTAGATAAAATGAGTACTACTAAATTAAAGAACCTATTATTGATGCTATAATGGATAAGAAACAGCAGGAGAATATAATAAAGTATGGAATAGGAGCTGCTATAGCTTATTTTTTAGTAGCTAAACCTATTTTGCAAAAGTTTGGTATTATTAAAACAGATGAAGAAGTAATAATTGAAAAAGAATTAATCAAAAATGAATCTCCATTTGATCCTAAACTTTGGAAAGCAAAAACAGGTAGTATTATAATTACTAAAGCTGTTACAGATGATATGATTAATAAAATAGAAAATGCTTTTACTTTAATTTCGGATAATTACGAATCTATCTTAGCTCAATTTAAAAGATTAAGTTATAAAACACAGGTTAGTTATTTAGCGGATAAATGGAGAGAGAAAAAAGGATCAGATTTATTATATTTTTTAGATAATGGTGGCGGTTTGTTTCCCTGGGATGGTTTAACAAAAGAAAATTTAAATAATCTTATTACATACGCTAATAATTTAAAATAATGGCAAAAAAAAATCAATCTACATATATTTATTTAGGTATTGGTGCTGCTGTATTGTTTCTTCTTTCCACATTTAAAAAGAAAGGACAAACGGAAACACAAGTAATAAATAATTATTTAGTAGCTCAGAAAGATCCACCATCAGGAACGTATCAAGTTTTTTCTAAATTGGGTACAAAGATTTATGATAGAGATGGTAATTTAATTTTTACTTTTCAAAATCCAAACATAGGTATGACTGTAACAGATACTAATCAAAACGGTACTTTATCAATAGTTTTCGGTTATTCATTTGATACTGGTTTACCTGGATTTGTATTACCTAACGAAGTAATAAGACCATAACATGAAAAAAAAAGATTTAAATATTGTTTATATAGCTTTAGCAGGTTTGGGAATTTATTATATATATAATTATTACCAAAAGAAAAAAAGTACAATAGTACAAAATAGTACTCCTGTTATTTTGAATCAATCTACTTTATTAAGTCCAGCAGAGCAGGTTGCATTTAAATCTGTTCCAGATGATCAAAAGCCTGTTTATAACATTAAATTTGTAATACCACAAACTTTATAAAATGGCAAACATTGCATTTGAAATATTAAGATTTGCTACAGACTTTTATACTGTAGATCTTTCACAGTATGTAAATAGTGACTGTAATACTATTACTTTTATAAATTACGGTTTACCTGTAGTAACTATTGAAAATGTTCCATTGCAACAAAATCAAAGTTTGACTATTACAGGTAATGCAGGAGAACTAACTAATCAAAAATTCTTTGTCAATTTCGGAACTAGCACAACTGGAAACAATTGTGTAGTAATTAGAAAAAGATATTTAAATATTGAATAATGGCAGGCATAGAAGTTAAATATGAAGTTTTAAATCAAAGAACTACTCCAGCCTTTTACGCTAGTAGTCTAGCAACTAGACCTACTTTTGGTTTTCCAGGTAGAATATTTATAGATTCAGATTCACCATCTACAGGAATATACAGAGATACAGGTTCTGCATGGGTACAAGTTGCAGATCAGGGAGCAGGTACTACAGGAACGTTACAAACTGTTACCACAAATGGTAATACAAGCAATACAGGTATATCTGTAACAGCTAATGGAATAGGAATAGGTACTACTATACCATCTTCAAATAGATTAGATATTCATTCAGCTTCTGGTATTCAAGCTACTTTTAATGGTACAGGAGTAACTAATGCAGCTTTACAGTTACAAAGTGCAGGAGTAGGTAAATGGAATGTTAGAAATAATTATAACGCTGGATCTAATGATTTTGAAATATTTGATGTATTAAATGGGGTAAGTAGATTAAAAATTTTAAATAACGGTAGGGTTGATGCTCTTGCATTTGTTGCAAGTGGAGATATTACAAGCGGTTTAAGTGTAACTGGTCAAAGATTGAATATACTTGCAGATGGAGCAGGAGTTGTTTTACAAGGATATGTTGACAACTTTTTAAGATTAGCAGTTAGAGGAAGCGGATACAATGATGGAGGAAGGGCTGGTTTGTTATGTTCTACTGGTGATTTTTCTGGTGCAATATCAATAACTAATCCAGTAACAGCAGGTATAGCTGTAGCTTCTACGCATAAAGTACAAATATCTATTGGAGGTGTTACATATTATTTACTAGCTTCAAACATATAAAAAAATGAAAGTCATAAACCCACCCCAAAGAATTTGGGTAAACGGAAAAGAAATATTTGCTACTATTTTTAAATTACAATGTGATTTTGATAATTTAATAGATAAAGCATCATTTATTTACACATTGTATAGTGATGATTTTACTTTATTAGTTCAAGGATATCTAAATATGAATGAACCAGATTATACTACAGATTGGTTTAGCAATGATGCTGCATATAATTGGGCAGCTAAAGAATTAGGTTTAATTATTACAGGTAACTATCAAGACTAAAATAATGGAAACTAAACAAGCTCTACAAATTATAAAAGAAATATTAGACGCAGCTTCTAAAGCAGGATTATTTCAAAATCTTGAAAGCTCTATGGTTGCAGCTAATGCTTACAAAGTAATTGAATCTAGTATTAATCAAGATTAATGGAAAACGATAAAGATAATTTTAACTTATTAATATTATCGTGGATAAGTGCTGGTATATCTATAATACAGATCCAACAGGTAATTAGTTTATTATCTGGATTAGTAGCTATAGGATCAGGATTAAGTGCCATTAGATATTATTATATAAAATCTAAAATAAAGTAAAATGAAAAACTGGAAAACTAGTTTGGCAGGTTTTGGTGCTATTATTACTGGAATAGCTTTGATATTTAAAGGAGATACTACAGGCGGAGTAACTGGAATTATATCTGGTATTGGTCTAATATTTGCCAAAGATGCTAGTAATGGCTTAAACCATTAAAATGAAAAAGCAAACTAAAACCTATTTAGTAATAGGAGCAATAGCATTATTTTTAATATTACTTCCAATGACAAGTTCAGCAGCAGAAAATTTAATTAAAGGTTTTGAGGGTAAGTATTTAAATGCTTATGATGATGGTACAGGTAAATGGACTATAGGATATGGATCTATTTATAACTATGATGAAAAAAGACCTGTCAAAAAAGGAGATGTTATTACAGAAGCAAAGGCTATAGAATGGTTAAGAAAGGAAATGTCATCAGTAGTATTAGATATTAAAAAAGTAGTAAAAGTTCCTATTAATCAAAATCAGCTTGACAGTTTAACAAGCTTTACCTATAATCTAGGCATAGGTAACTTAAAATCTAGTACTTTACTTAAATTGTTAAATGCTGGAGCAGATAAAAAAATAGTAGCTAATCAATTTCAGTACTGGAATAAAGCAAAAATTAATGGAATATTGACTGTTATGGCTGGATTAACTAAACGTAGAGCAGCGGAAGCAGAATTATTTGTTAAGTAGGTTAGTTTTGATGTATATGGTAATTACCCACTAATTAATTTTAGTGGGTTTTTTTATGTGTATATAAAAATAAATTTGGTAATTAAAAAATACTGTATAGATTTACTTTCTAAACCCCTTTAAACATGAATCAAAATCAAGATGCCCAAATATTGGGCAAAATTCAAGCACTACAAGCACAAAAAAAGCGATTGTATGATATTTTCGCTTTAGCTCCCTTTAAAAATCCTACTTTTTTCTTTTACGGCAAAGAAGGAACTTTTGTATCATTAGATCAGTCAATGATAAATTTAAATTTATCGTATGAAATTGTATTATTGTTGGAAGCAGCGGTAAATGATTTAGAATTTCAGATTAATGAACAATTAATACTTCTAAAGTGAAAAAAGAAACTATACAGGCTATTATAGCTTTATTAATTGCTGGTTATTTATGTGGATTGCTTCAAAATATGTAAATGGAAGAAACTATAAACCCCTTAGATGTTCTTTTAGATGCAAGAAAATACAATTCAGAATATAAACCAAGTCAAGACCAAATACTTTGGACTATTCAAAATAAAACTATTGCTACTACTCAGAACTTTCAAATACTAACAGGATTACCAAAAGCGGGTAAAAGTACTTTTTTATCCGCTTTAATATCTACTGTATTTACTCCATCGGATCTATGGGGAATGAAATTAAATTTACCCCCAGAAAGAAGAAAGATAGCATATTTTGATACTGAAAGCTCAGACTATGATTTTTATCGCCAGGTGGAAAGAATTAAAAAGTTTGCTGGTATAAATGGTATTCCTGAATGGTGTTCTTTATTTACAGTTAGAGAGGATGAACCAAAAGCTATTTTAGCTATGGTGGAGCATTATTTAATTACTAGTAATGCTCCTATAGTTATTTTGGATGGTTTATTAGATTTAATCTTTGATTATAATGATCCTATAGAAAGTAGAAAATTAATAAACTGGTTTAAACGATTAACTAAGGTTTACGATTGCTGTATAATAGGGGTATTGCATCAAGGAAAAGGACAGGCTGGAACTACTTTAGGACATCTAGGAAGCAATACAGATAGATATGCTCAAAGCACTATTGAAATTGTAAAGGATAAAGAAAAACAAACTTTTACAATGTCATCTAGATTTCTAAGATCCTCAGATGATTTTGAACCTATTACATTAATGAATAATGGCGGTGAATGGCAACAAGTTAGTATTTATGGCAAAGAAACTAAAGAAACCAAACAAAAGAAAACAGAACTATCAGAAAAAGATTTATTACATAGGGCATTATTTGCTGCTAAATCTTATAAAGAGTTAATTAATGATTTACAGGAGCTAACAGGTAAAGGAGTCTCAGCTAGTAAAAGAATAGTTAAAGAATGGATTGAGAAAAGATGGATATTTAAAGAAAACGAATTATATAAAATCAAAAACTAAACAAAATGACAACAGAAAGGTATGTAGAAATTACAGAAGAAGCACAAAGAAGAATTAATTTATGGTTAGAAAATGAAACTTTTAAAGAATTTACCATAGGTTATAATTATACAAGATTTTTAATAAATATTGGATTTAAAGGATATCATTTTAAAAAAGAAAAATGGATGAATGATAATGATTTTGAAAGCTTTGTTACTGATGATGAATTTTATAATAATCCTCATTTTCGTTGGTTATGTAAAAATTTATGGAGTAATAATTTATTAAGAAATCGTTTATGAGTCCAGATTTAATTATTACGGGTGCTATATTTTTCTGCATTGGTAGAATTTATGGCATTATAGAACAAAAAAACAATAAAAATGATAAATGTTTTTAATTTTTCAGGTGGTAGAACTAGTGCATACATGGTCTTAAAATATTATAAAAAACATGATTTAGTTATTTTTACCGATACTGGAAGAGAACATATTAATACATATAAATTTATAGACGATTTTGAAAATATTGAAAAAATACCAATTATAAAATTAAAATACAATGGTGGTTTTGAAAATTTAATAAAAAATAAAAAAATGCTTCCTAATATAATGATGCGATTTTGTACAATAGAACTAAAAATAAAAACAGCCAGAAGATATTTAAGAAGTATAAATTTAAATAGTTATAATAATATTATAGGATTTAGACATGATGAACAAAATAGAATTAATAATTATAAAGAACATTGGAAAAAAGTTAAAACATTATTCCCATTAAATGAAGAAAAAATTAGTAAAATAGATATTTTAAATTTTTGGAATAATAAAAAATATAATCTAGAAATACCATCAATTTTAAGTAATTGTGATTTATGTTTTTTAAAAGGTAAAAATAACATTATATCAATTCTAAGAGATTATCCAGAACTAGCAGATAAATGGATTAAAGATGAAAATCTAATTAATGCAACTTATATAAAAAATTATAGCTATTCAAAAATGCTATATTTATCAAAATTGCCATATACTAAACAATTAGATCTATTTAATTTAACACCATCTTTTAATTGTTCTTGTACTAATTAAAACAAAAAAAGCAGCAATAAAATTGCTGCTCCTAATCTAATAAACCCCTTTATTATAGAAGGTTCTTCTTTCACTTCAAAGATATATAAAACTTATGAATTACTACAACTGTATTATTTTTTTTTCAGAAGAAATTAACCGCAGACCAACTAAGTACCACAATATCACAAACTTAGCCAATTTTAAGGCATTTGCAGCCACTAAAGGGGCAAAGGTTATAAATGTATATGACAAAAAAACTAAAGCCTTTGTTGAGCAGCTAAAGATTGATTAAATAGATTTAGTCTAAAATGAAAAAGCCATCTAAATGATGGTTTTTTTATGTCTATACTTAAAGGTTATTCTAAAGGTGAAAAAAGAATCTTTAATTGGGTTAAAATAAAGGTTGGTATAAAAGTAAACAGGGGTATATTTAGGAGTTCTTCGGTCATCCCAAAGGTATGCCCGAAGATACCCCTTTTAACCCAGAGTTTTAAACCAATATACCCTGTTTAACAAAAAATTAACACAGATTGCAAAAAATTGAATTAAATTTGACATAATGAATAGCAAAATCATGTTAACCCTCGCAATTTTAGGATTTGCAGCCTGGTGGGCATGGAAAAAATATGTTATTCTTCAGAATATAGAAATTAAGATAGGTAGTGTAGATATTGATGGTGGTTTATTGAATCCTAATTTTAGAGTTAACCTAATAGTTAAAAATCCAACAGATCTTGAAGCATTTGTAACCGAATTGGATGGTGTAATAGTAGATAGTTCAAAAAATAAGATAGCTAAACTATCAATTAACGGAATTTATAAAATAGATCCTAATAGCTTTATTTTAATTCCTTTAGATGTTAGATTAGATAGTTTTAAAGTAATAAATAGCGTTACAGACTTTTTTTATAATAAACAACAAGAATTTAATCTATCAGGTTTTGCTACTGTAGACGGTGTTCCTATTCCTTACTCATTTAATGTTAATGTTTAATGATTAGTAAAAATATTCTTCTTCAAAAACTACCCCCATTCATGAATAATCAAAAAATTATCATGAAAAATCAAAATGTAGGAGATATTATAAACGGCATTTTAAACACGCACGAACAGTATAAAAGCCAGTATGATAAGATCTCTCCATTTTTTTTGGGTGAAAATTTAGAAGATACTTGTTATAATATTTGGGAATTTTTAAAAGAGAATGTACCATACAGGATCGAATCCGACAATTTGCAAACTTTACGCTCTCCTGCTAGTATTATAAGCGGAATACCTGCTGACTGTAAAACTTATAGTTTGTTTTCAATGGGTATAGCAGACAGTTTAAGAAGAAAAGGTTTAATAAATTGTAATTTAGCTTATAGGTTTGCAGGTTATAATCATTTTTCAGATAATTTAGAACACGTATTTACGGTTATTAATCCAAAATCACAAAATGAACTTTGGATTGATGCTGTTCTACCAAACTTTAATGAAAAAAAGCAACCAAGTATTTATAAAGATAAAAATATTAAAATGGCATTAGTATCACTTTCAGGAATTGGAGCAGACTTATCAGATAGTTCATCAAGTACAGGTTCTGGAGATGGCACTTCCTCAGATAGTTCCAAGGTAGATGCAAAGACTATCGCAGAAATGATAAAAGTTATTTCTAGTTTGTTTTCTTCTAAACCAAATGCAAACGATTGGCAAGGATGGGATGAGCAGGATAGAGCAAATGGTCAGTGGGATGGATCTAGTGTTAGAGGTTATGTTTTAAATGATGGAGATAGTGTTCAAAATGAAGCTCTAAATATTGTTTCTTATATAAAATCTAAAGGAATAGAAAAATTAGTAAAATCAGGTCATCCAGTAACCGTTCAAAATTTAGGATGGAGAGATGTTACTATTGATGAAATTGCAAATAAATTGTCTAGGGGTGGATATGGTCAGGAAGCTGTAGATATTAAGAATGCATATTTAGCATATAGTACAGCTGGAAAACCTTTTATTTTACCAACTCCCCCAAATAAATTACCTACAGGTGGTGGATTGAAACTTTCAGATTTAGATAATAAAAAAGATTTAGCTTCTGCAACGGCAGGAATGAATATTTGGGTTATTTTAGCTTTAGGTGCTGCTGCTTTGTATGCTATAACTAATAAAAAGAAATAATGTATAATTATTCTATAGGTGAAATATTAGATCAGGAGCAAAAGGATAAAGCCTTACAACTAGCAGCAGCAGCAAGTTTATGTGCTGCTTCTGGTGGAGTTAATGTAATAGCTTGTGGATCAGCTTTATTTAAACAAGTTGAATTTATAACTAGTTTATTTAAAAATAAACCTAATCCAAACGATTGGCAAGGATGGGATGAGCAGGATAGAAATAATGGTCAGTGGGATGGTTCAAGTGTTAGAGGTTATGTATTAAATGATGGTGATTCTGTAGAAAATGAAGCTCTAAATATTGTTTCTTACATAAAATCTAAAGGAATAGAAAAATTAGTTAAATCAGGTCATCCAGTGACCGTTCAAGGTAC